ACCGAAAGATGCAACAGTAGTTCCATCCGGGCCGACAGCAGGAGAACTGCCGCCGTTATTGACAACACCAACAACAGGAGAAGCCGAACCAAGAATAATGTTCGATGTTCCTGCTGAAGTCGTGCCTAGCCAAGACATTACAGCCGCCGTCTTACGAGCAGTACCAGCCGCACCAGCGACCTTCACATCGTTAGACAGTAGCATCTTTTCCATGTCTCGTTTTATTTCTTTTGCACGCTTAGCCAACTGGTAAGCCTGAGTTGACTTTCGGCCCGCAAAATCGACAGCCTCTGCCGTTCCACTGGATTGCACTGCTTTGTATGAAATTTGACAATAATTCGTCAAGCGAACAGGCTCTGAAACTGCAAGAGCGCTCATGCTATCGTCGCCTTCTAACTGCTGGTTAGCGGCGGCGGCAGTTAGAGAATCAGTCTGCCACTCAAACAAGGTATTGTCAGCCGACCCTTTGCCTACGCCAGACAAAAACGGCGTATCCATTGGGCTAATATTATAAATGATATTACTCAGGTCTTCACGGATACCAATAGCACCGTAAGTCGTCCGAGTATTTGTTGCGATTGCCATAAAATGACTCCTTTGTTATTATAGTTCTACGAAATCTTCAAACAGACTTGCGGCATCTTCCGCTCTTCCGGTCTGCTGTAGACGTTTCATTTGTTTGGTACGCTTTGCTTTATCAGCATCAACCTTTCCTGCTTTAGCCTTTCCACGAATCACTTTAGGTTTGTTCTTAACTTTCTTAGACCTTACAGTGTTTTGTTTCTTCTGCATATCTTCATATGCTTTGGCTTGCATTAGTACAAGGATTGACCTGTGATCGACAAGTTGGCTTAACTCTTCCTGTGTGTATCCCTTAGTAAGTGCAAACTCCGATACTGACTTGGCTATTGCCTGACGTTTATCGTCTTCTGCCCACTGAGGTATAATACTCACCATCTTTTGATGCTCTTGCTGAACAATGCGTTGATGTTCTTTCTGAGCCTCTGCTTGCGATTCCTCTTGGGCTTTAGCCTGAGCCTGTTGTAGAGACTGAATCTGATCCTGAGCCTGACGGTAATCATCACGCTTGGTTAGGTATTCTTCTCTATCCTCGACTTTAAGCCTTTCCCAATCAACATTCTGGAATTGTGCTAGATGTGAATAGTTAGTTTCAATTGCTTGCGCGACAGCGCTAACGTACTGTTCTCTGGCTTGCTGAGTCTGAGCAATTTCGCTCTCATAGTTCTGTACTGCTTGATCTATTTTGTTTCGATATTCTGCAAGTTGCTGAGTTTTCCTTGTGTAATCCGCTTGTCGGGAGTAGCCTTTGACGAGTTCTTCTTCCGTGACTTCATGTTCTTCTCCGTCTACTGTTACAGTATAGAGAATTGTCTCTTCCGAGTCGTCTTCAACTTCTTCTTCATCGGATTCCTCAGATTCATCATCCTCAGAAATTTCATCGGTTTCTTCAACCTCTTCTTCAATTTCATCAGTTGTTTCCTCTAAAGCGTCTTCAGTTGTTTCTTCAGACGGCGGTGCTTGCTCTTCCTCTTCCGGTTTCTCTAACGAGTCCATGAGTCCGAGTATAGCGCCTTGGGCTTCGGATATACTACCGGGTGCTTCAGGTAGTTCACCTGCTAGTTGTGGGGCTGTTTGCGTATCCACCATAATAATCTCCTACAGTTGGTATTCCTTTAGTTTCTTCGCCATATCTCCTGTTTCAACAATAGAAGTTATATGTAAACGTATCCGCTCAAGGAGTCTTAATGACAACCAGATTTGTTCTCTGGCTTCTAGTTCACTGACTCCTGAAGAATGCCAAGAGTTCAGTAAATTCTTTTCTAGTGTTTCAAATGCTTCGTTAAATAGTTTATCAGTGAGGAGGCGTTTAGCGTGTTCCTCTCTTAGTTCGTTGCTCATATTTATCCTATAGCAATTGGTCTTTTCTGTTCTGCTTCAAGTTGTAATTCGGCACTCTTTAGTTGAGCCTCGACTGCCGCTTCTGCGGCATCCTGCTGAAGTCTCTGCTGTTTCAACTGTATATCAGCCGCTTTGATTTGAAGTTCCTGTTGTTTAATCTGCATCTCCATCTGCTTTTCTTGTTCTGCCGGATCAGGTTGTGGAGGAACCATCTCTGGGTTAGTCAAGAAATCATCTACATTCTGGAAGCCCATGTTCTTTATAAGTGCGGCTCCCATGTTGTAAAGATTCTTTTCATTAACAATGTTAAGTCCACCACGCATTGCATCACCAGCAAACTGCATCATGGTAGTCAGGTGCATCAACTGTTGGTCACGATTACCGTTACCAATACCTACGGCAACTGTGCAGTCCATTTTGTCACGCCACATATCAGGACGGACAGGAACCCACTTGTTGCGTAGTTTGACTACACGCTCATGGTCTTGATTCTTAAGTACAAGTTCGTAAATGCAACGCATCAAATCTCTTACACCAGTTTCGGCAAAGCATCTTGCTATTAACTCTACTCTGGATTGAGCGGCTGTCATTGTAGCGTTTACTGCTGTGGCCGTAGTATGTGAGGTTAGCGCATTGTCGTTAAGACCTTGGCTGTATTTGTTTACTCCGCTTCGTGACTCTCTCTGCTCGTCTAGGTAACCTAGCATCTGGAATGAGGAAGGCTCAAGTTGTGGAGTTGCTAACGGCATAATGGCGTTGGGTGACTTAACTCGCACCACACCGCCCGGACGTTGGGATAGCAAATCATCCAGATTCGCTTGGCCTTCAAGAACTGCGTACCTACCAAAGTTCTGGTTGTACATATTGTCCATGAGATTCCGCATCAACGTACTCTTAATGAGTTGTAAGTCCATGATAAGGTCTGCAATAGACAGCCCAAAGAACTTGTGAGGAATCTTTACTGGAGTAATACTGACGAATGGAATCTTGTCAATAGGATCATTGGCTAATACTTTACTGCCTACTGAGCAAACCTTTCTTAACTCGGCAATACCATCACCGTCGTAATCTGTTTTCAGGAATGACTCATGCAACCAGTAAGTCTGTAAAGCCTCCTCGTCATCAGGAGAACCCCAGCCGCTAAAGTAATCAGCAGACTTATCAAACTCATAACGGCTCAATCTTTCTGAGGAGAAAGCCGCCATGTCATCATCACCACTACCCATCTCCTGTGGATCAAGGTCTTCATCAGGATACATAAGTCGTAACTCTGATAAAGTTTTCTTTACACGATGACAAACAAATCTAGCGTCCTGAATATCTTTTGCTTCACGGCTTATAAGGAATTCATCGGGAGCAACATTCTCAATCTTTACTCTACCTGTATACTCTGTGCGTTTAATAACAACGTCATGCTTTGCGCCGTAGTCATCTACATAGGGAGTATGCTCCATAATCTCAACGTCAGGAGACATAACCAGTAAGTTAAATTCCTGCTCATCAAGACCATTATACTCTTCACGGTTCCAGTCTTCATACTCATCCCACCAGACTTTTACGATACCATTCTTCTGAAGGAGAGCATCAGTGAACCATGAATATAGGATTTCCCAACCGTTGTTATCTTTGGTAAAGATATGATTGACGTAATCAGTGGCCTGTTCTGCCGCTTCTACATCCTCTGGTCCATGAGGCTCAAACGAAACCATTTCTTCACCACTGGCGAACACACGCATCAGCGACGGTTTAATCCATTCAATAGTATCCATAACAGAAGAGTCAACGTACTGGCTCCTGCCTTCTACTTCGTTACCAAATGGAAGAGCATAGTAGTAATCCATAGCAGTCTCTCTCTGCTTGGATATAGTATCACTATAACCTAGAGCATCAGAGATTTCTCCCTGAACTCTGGATAATAGTTCTTCGTCTGTTGTATTAGATGATGCCATATTGTTTATATTCTATCTCGTTTGTCCAAGTTGGATCACTGCTAGATACAGCGAATCTCCGTGATAATACTGCATACCGTGTGGCGCTCATAAGATCGTCCTTGAATGGGACAACCTTACCGCCTTTTCTGTGATACATTCTAAATTCTTCAAACCAATCTGCAAGAGTATTAAACACATGGAATCTACCCTGCTCCATGTACTGCAACATATCCATCAGACCTTCTTCTACTGAATTACCGCCTTTGTTATGACCTAGTGCTGGAGGATTGGTGAAGTGTTCCAACATCATATTGCACCCAAGGCTCCTGTATTGGTCTGCAAGACCCGGATTACCCATGCTGTCTCTCCTATTGCCATCGTGAGGATACGCAATAGGGACGCTCTCAGAGCGTGTCCTGATGGATGCGGCGTGTACTGACGGTGATGCTTTGGATTGTCTATAACAATCGTAAATATACAGTTCATCCTCGTCTTTGTCCCAAGCAACCCACACTACAGCCGTTGGATGGTCCCATCCGAAGTCTATTCCTGCTATTCTGGGCCAGTGATCCTCTAGTTGTACAGGATCAATCATCAATTTGTCTTCCTGTACCGGGAAAACAAGGCCAGAACCAATGCTGGGACGGCCATATCGCCTCATTTCTCTCTCATGTGGGGAGTAACTAGAGAGAATCTGGGTCATAACGTCTTCATTTAGATGACCTTGACCGCCTTTTAAGGACGTAACCTTCTCACTAGCGTCATCCCATGTAGCATTTGTAAGGCTCTGACCTTGCTGTAGGTTGTTCATAAACGATGCAACAGTCTCAGTCATGCCTGATTCTGGTGTAAATGTCATGTATACCATGCCTTTACGGTCCAGAGTACGGGTCACAGCC